GTCGGGTATCTAGTGCACGACGAGCGGCCTCACTCAAGCTACTTGAGCGATCAGAGCCGGGTATAACTACTATACCAGTCTTCGTGACAGACTTTGTTTGAAAAAGCTTCCCTACATTTTTATTTTTCTTTTTCCTTCTCGAATTTGTAGGAATAAACGAGTAAGAAGGCCAGGCTCCTGTAACCTGAGGCGGAGGCAAGTCATACATAAGATTAAACCCAAGGCCAGCCTTTACAAGAGACGTAGTATTGGCTGGGGTTGCATCTCCAGTATCAACAGTACCAACAATAGCACCATAAACCTTTCCATAATTAACATCAGACTCCGTTGGAACTCCAACAACTAAAGGAACTCCCGGATCATTCCAACGATAAGGTAAAATGGAAGTATATGGAACAGCAAAATCCATTACAGTGGTATAAACAGGATCACAATAAGAAATACCACTAATCAACCTCTGATCAGGTAACAAGCCGTTAACCGATGCTACAGCAGACGTATTATCATCAAGAACCGCATACATCAGCGCTGGCCGAGAATCAGAGGATGGATCAAAATAGGGTGCATACTTATAATCAGTATCTCCTGTCCAGAACAAGAACATAGATCCAATAGCATCAAAATCATTGATCCTAGCACCATACGTAACCGTACCAGGACCACAAGTGAAATCAGCTGAAGAAGAAAGTCTAGGACTCCATCTATTTACAACATCCTCAATATTAGTAGGATTTTGATGCGGAACAGGGCCAACTGTACTCCTTGCTGAGAAAAACTCATCAGCAGAGGTACAAAACCTATTGACAAAACACTGGGACTCATGAACAGGAGCCATATATTGAGGAGATGCAGTTTGCAAGGATCTAAACTCAAAATCTGGACCAGCAGATTGCCAAATCGAGTAAGTAGCAGTAGGTACAACAGTTCCCATAGAGGTAACCTCAGTAACTTGTTGAACATAAAAGAAAGGAATCAAAAACCGCAAAGTTGGATCAAAATCTGTAAAATTAGTAGCCCTCCACTGAGTCGTATACAAATAAGGTACATCTACAGTAACCCAGGTACAACCACGAACAGATATATCCTTCGCTAGGTAATCGCCAGGCAAAATTTGAGGAAGGGTAGGAAAACCACCTCCATTGATCCAAATAACACCAACTCTAGCCTTATAAGACATTAAAGGCGAAGCAGGGAAAACAATGGTAAACCTAATGCTTCCTCTCCACAATCTATGAAACTGAGCAGCCCAAGCCAAACGAGTGAGAAATCCACCATTCCATCCAAACTCAGGTGAAACAGGAAAGGTAATATCAAAGAAATCCTCAGAGTCTATAGCCGTAGGTAAAGGAAAAGAACCAAGAAAAGAAGGTTTTCTAATGTAAAACGACCAAGGATGCATCATTCTAGTACCAGGAGACCCTGAATCAAGACGGTAATTAACAGATCCAGGAGTCATAATATTACCCCACTGATCCTGCCTAACATTGGTAACAGTCGGAGCATAATTAGTAGGATCTTTCTCAGTTTTCTCAATCGTAGAAACCGGTTTCAATTCAGGCATATCACAACCCTCAACACCCGTTATACCAGCCGAAGAAGCAATGGAACACATAGTATTAGTGGCCATTTCAGAAAGGGAATCAGTAACCTGATTAGTTCCCTTATCAACAATGTCACTCAACTTAGCATAAACAGTCTTACCAACACTTTCCCCAACCTTATTCATAGCCATACCAGCTAAGGTTCCAACTACATCACTCTGAGACTCATGAAATGCAATGGAAGGAGGGAGACAGAACCCTTGTGTCCGAGGATTAACAAACCTAGCAAATATCTGATACGGAACAGACGGAGTAGTATCATCAAGAGAGTACATAGGACCTAAGCGATAAACATAATAATAAAAAGATCCAGCAACTTTATTCATTATAGTACCATCATTATCGAAATACCACTCAACATCCATCCAATCAAGAGGAGCAAGCCAAGGCATCTTAACTACAAGCTCATTCTGAGCACTAAGGTCAAGAATGCACGAATTATGAGAGGCTAAATAATCAATTCGCTCTTGGTCGTCACTTCCCACATCATCAATCTCAACATATGGAAAAGCAGTAACACCCATCAAGCCATAAACAGTGGGACAAGTATTAGTCACGATCTTAATCTCAACACCCTCACACCAAAAATACTTAAAGGGATAAAGGCAACCCCTATACATCTCCTGACCAATGCCGGTTAAAAGCAACTCAAAAGGAGAATGAGCAGAAAAAGTAGTGGAGGGTATCATAGAAGACAAATGAACCTGTCTCCACCTCTCCATAAACTGAACAGGAATTTGAGAAGGAAAAGCCGACAACGGCGGCTTAGGGACAAAATCAAAAGGAGCTACAGTGAGCTCCTCATCACGCAAGCGCTGGAAAAGATTAGGCTCTTCTGGTATCGGAACCTCATCTCCTCCTAACTTAATATACGAATAATTATCTTTATGCGAAGAAGCAACGTATTAATTCTTTTACCTCATGCACACGTCAAAGCACAAAGTAGAATATAATGACTCTTTCAAAACAAGAGCAATACAACCAACTAGAGAGTCAAATGGTCGCAAGTTCACCTTGTATTCGGTAGTTGTTTTTGATCGGGCAACAAACTAAACCCCCGCGGACGAGTTTTATGACCTCCCGGGTCAGATAGACAGAAAGTCAGGGTCTGCCAAACCCCGGGACAAAATCATCCCTTGAGGGAGGAAAAATGCATTTCCCGCCAATGTGAGAAGGATTTGCCTGTCCAATTAACATTATAATGACGACAATAATCCTGAACTCTAGCAGCCCATGCAATCCACTCCTCATACCCATAATGGTACATCTCCATGGATGCCCTTTCAATATTAAGTTCCAAAAACTCTTGAGCAGGGTCACGTGTCCATAATAACATACCATTAATAGACTCCTTCTTAAGCGGAGCATACACAATTCCGTCTCGCAATTCAAAACGGCGAGAAAGGAAAACAACTTCATCCAATTCAATAAAAGGAACTGTAATTGCTGACTTATCTGGATTAGAATAAGTCGCACCAAAGATATCAAAATAATATTTCTCCATCTTCATCATAGTAAAGTGATGTGATACCGAGCGTAAATACGCATAAATGTTGTCATCACCATATACCTCCAAATCACATGCTTGCTCAAAAGTCATTTTAGTTAAACCGCATTCATCACAGCAATCTGACTGAGCAACATGGAAAATAAAGGCATTCATTACAATATTCCAAATTGAATTAAGTACACCTGTACAATAACCACCAGAAGGATTCCCATTCTCATACCAAAGAACGAGATCTCCAAAAATACAATAGTAGCCAGCACATGACATACAAGCACCCATCACCTCATTCCAGTCTTCAGAATGAGGAACATACCCATAGATGGAGTTAAAGAAAAGACCCATTATATATGCAGCATAATGTGGAACACTGGTATCATATTTAGAAAAATCACCAGCACCAACATCCTTAAATATCTGCTTAAACTTGGCATATATATAAGCCCAATCCATTCCATGAGCATTCGAACCAATAGCACACGAAGTTCTATGTCGATTCTTTTTAAGCATGGCAATTGCATCACCAAGCACCTGCTTAACCCAAAGCATATGAATAGGACATCCGGCATGGAAAAACCTCACGCTTTCAGCCTTCTCATTAGGTCTAAGTTCACCCTTAAGAAACCCACATGTTAACATCATGGGAATCATACCAGCCCTAGCAGCAGTAGACAAATAACCACATTGTTGCTTAAGCAAGTGATGAACAGGTATATCATAAGAACCAGGATAATCTTTTGAAACCTTATAGAGATCTGCCTTCTTAAGACCAAGAAAATTCAAAAGATACCCCTCACATGTAGAACCATCAGCAGGTTCAATATCTCCAGCTCTACCTTTAATAGAAACACCGAGCTCAAGACGATGAGGACGGCGTTCCATAAGGTCGGGCCTAAACCGCGAAGTAAGACGCGAATGATCATTAAAAATAAATCTCCAAAGTTCCATAGGAATCGGAACAGGATCAACAGCACCTAACTTATCAACAGCAACCTTCTTAGTTTGAGCATTAAGTTTGGCTGGAGTAGTTTCCACAGGAAAAATAGGACCAAGATTCCCACACTGAAAAACAGTAGCTGTATGAGAGGGATTCATAGGCATAAAAACCTTCTTTTTAACTTGACCAACAAGACGAGATCTCTGTGGAAGATCTCCCTCATAATTAATACTGGGTTTAGTTATCATATCCCAGTAGGGTGGAAGATAGGCCTCTGGAGCAAAAACATCAGGACCTCTTTCACCATAATCCGAAGTATGTGAGTTAAAGACAACATTAAAATCTTCTTTATAAATAGGACAAAACAAAGAATTAACACCATCACAACCAACATGTATACCGTATATATATTCTGACTCATCATTTGAAGTACACATGTAAACAAACCCACAATCTCCAGCTGCGCCACCACCACCAGGAAGAAGATAATAATCAGTAATCTCCGTATTACAAATAGCTCCATTATCCGGATTTCTAACAACACCAGTGGACTTAGACAATCCTTCAATAGTAATAGAAGCTTTTTCATAAATAAGAGTCTGATTTTTCTTCCAATTTTGGTCACGCATAACCGCAACCCGAGCACAAGGACGATTTGGCTGAGGCTTATTTCCTCTAGAGCGCATATGATTCCGCATGCCAACTCTAGCCTGAACAACTCCTTCAAGGAAGTCAAGGAAAACAACATCTCGACCATCCTCTGGAAACCGCATTTTAACTTGATCTGGAGTAATAATCTTTCTCTCTTTCCCATCAGCAATATTCATTATAATAATACGAGAGAAATTTCGACCAAACAAATTAAAAACATGACTAACCGTAACAAAAGTTGTTCCAGAAAAGAAACCATAAGCATACTTGGTAGTAGAACCATACTCAATAGCAATGGCCTCAATATTATTGGCAACATTATTTATTCTACCAGCACACTCAGCAGCATTTTGAGGAGCAAAAGATCCAGAAGAATACTGTTTATTCATACTCATTCCAGAATCACGCGAATCAGATTGGAGCATAGCCTCAACAGGCTTAGGCTCAACAACCTTATCCTCACCACACCTATCAACAAGAGCCTTAATAAGAAAGCCAAGACCGACACAAGCAGCTGCAACAACAGTAACACAACCGGCCCACTTAACAGCAGTAGGAATCTTTTCATTATAAAAATTCTTAACATCTTCTGCAAAAGTAGTAACGTGAACCTGAAACTTGGTCGCATCTTCTTCCATTTCACAACGGAATTGATCATAGCTAACAGACATCTTAGTCTTTGCTTCCTGATATTGTGCCCAATTTGAAACGGCACGCTCACGAACCTTACGGCCCTCCCAATAAGTACTAACGGTAATATGTTGATTAGAAAGACGATAAATAATATAATCAAACAAGCAACCAGTAGTGCCAGTAGTCTTTCGAGTCTTAGGAAGAAGAAAAAAATAATCCTCAAGCGAAATATCAGGATATACTTCACGAATAATATCTTCAATCCTCAACTTGGACTCATCCTTAATAACATTACAAAAAGCATCCATCCAAAGAGAAAGAAGAACAGAATCATGAGAATCTTGAATAAACAAGTTAAAGTCATCAGCACTTGCATTCATATCCCCCTTAACATCAAATTTATAAATATGGCGAATAAAAAGGTCCAAAATTTCAAAATAATTAATTCGCGTAACCTCATCATCGACCATCTTACAAATCTCATCTCGAGCAATCTTGCGAGCGTACAAAAGACGCTCATGATTATCAGCAACACATAAAGACTTACATCGAGACAAAACCGAAATTAACTTATAAGGTAATTTATGATGTTTCGGATTAGAAGAACTCAAATCATTGTAAAACTGACGAGTAAACCGAGATTGAGAAAGAAACTTAGGGTTCCAATCCTTAAGAGCCTGAAGACGTTGACCACATGTATCAAAAAAGGCAGCCGAATGACAAAAATCAAGGTAAGCCAAATGATTCATTTTATATTCGCCATCAGACCCCTTAGGAAAACACTGCGGAGAAAAATCGTCAAAAACTAAAGCAGTAGGTATTCTAACTCTAGTTCCTTTATCGGCATCAAAAGTAGCAAGCTCAGGAACAGAAATATGGGCGGAAGACTCACCCAAATTATGTCTAACCTGTTTATACTGCTTACTCTCCTGAACTGCTTGAACCAAATCGCGCAAAGGATCATCATTGACAGCCTCTTTAGCATCAGAGTAAGCAGCCTTAACACCAGCAATTAACGCACTGAACATCTGAGGTTCATGAACCCTGTCGGGAACACAATCCTCAATAGGCTCATTTCGCAAATTCATTAATTGCTCTCGCCAATCATGAGGCAAGGACAAAGAAGCATACTGAGAATAGTCAGGA